TCTAGACCCGATAACATTAGCGTTTTCTATATTCATATTGTTAAGAGTTATTAAAGTCTCTGGCAGTTGCTTAACGTCTGTCATACCGTCTACTAGAGGTGTCCCGTAAGCTTCCTCGTTTTGTATTCTTAAATATCCGTCTAGACCTAGCCCTGCTAAATCTGCTGTAGGTGCTACCATTTACTTATCCCCCTCTGTTTTTAATATCTTATTATCTGGTACTACTAGTTTCTTAGCAGAAACGTCCCAGAGCTTTTTATTTAAATCTTTTACTGCGTCCTCTTTAACGTCTACTATATCGCCTTTTTTAACGAGTTCTATAGAGCCGTCTACTCTTATATATTTAATTGGATAGTTCCCGATAAATTTAACTTTCATAATAACCCCTTTTTAAGTCCTTTTAATCATTATAACATACAATTTTTAGCGACTACCTAAAGTAAACTGGGCAGTCTCGACCTCTATAGTTACGATAAACTCTACTAAGCCGTCTAAATAAATAATTTCGTAGTTGTACTGGGGTCTAGAGTTCCCTTTATTATTATATGTTTGATCTATAGCCCCAATAATAGACTTGTCTAAAACATTTAACATAAGCTCAAAATAACGTAAGCCACCTAAGCCAGTAGCGTTATATAAATTATTAGCAGCGTCTAGCTTATTGCAAATTAAAGATATATCTATAGTCATATTATCTACGGCTATATTAGGGCTACTATATGGCAGCTCTTCGCCACTTACGGGCTGAAAGTTAATAACTGGTAAGTCTGTAGACTTTCTAGCCTCTTCCCTAGCCCCTACCTGTATGCGTTTTACCCCGTCGAGCTCTTTACCCGTTGCGATAGCAGCGTTAAGCCTATTATAAATCTCGGTTATTAAGTCTATTTTATTACCCACGGTGCACCTTTCGTATAGTAGCTATCATTCTTTTAGTTAGTTCCTTGCCCATTTTCTTAGCAGACTTTTCTATAAATTTAGTACCCTTAGTAGCTCTAGCTTTCTTAGCAAAAACGTAATCTATACCAAAAACTAAGCCCTCTGGTATCTTAGCCCCTGCCTTTTTAGCTCTACCTTTGTTAGATAGCGGTATATAAAGGCTCTTAGCTCTTACTGGTCTAATCTCGCCCCTACCTTGATCTAACATTAGCGGTAAGCTATGCCCGTCTGCCGTCGTAATCTTATTAGTAACAATGTAGTTAGATAGCCCTTTTTTATGGGGTGCTATCCATGCTCTAGCCGTGTTACCTGTCTGCTTAGGGGTAGTTTTAGCTAAGTCTCTATGACCTTTTATCGCTACCGCCTTAACGTCATTGTCAAAGGTCTTTAACGGGTCGCTCATTTTCTTGATATGCCGAGCTAGCTTTTTTTGACCCTTTACCTTTACCGATACGCCCATTTAAGCGTCTCGTAATATGTATCTATTAAACTCTTTTTTAGCGTCGTCGCTAATAGAGGTTCTTACAATTTCTATTGTCCCGTCGCTAGTTTGTACGTTTGACTTCCATAGCCCAGACTTAGCAGCGACCAGCTCTATAATTAGCTGCTTAATATTATTGATAGAATTTAACCCTATAACGCCCGTAATTTTATAAGACAGAGGCGATAGTAGAAAGTTAGAGCCTATGCGTTCGATTATGCCGAGTCTAGTGTCGAGCCTATACCCGTTAGAAGTAGAGCCCGTAGCTACTGAGAGAGCTGTACCCTCTTCTAAGAGAGCGGATATACTAACTATATCTCTATACTTACCTTTGAGGTACATTTTATTATTGTAAATTTCAGCGTCTTGACCATCACCGAATAAGCCAGCCGTAACCGCCTCAGTAGTAGCTATCCGCCCCGTAACCTCTTCAAACTTAGCTTGAGTTTCTGTAATGAGTGCAGTTATAGCAGCCCCTTGCGTAATAACTACGTCTGGGGGTGTGCCCATAAATGTAAAGACTTCGGTATTAGTTGCTATAGCTGTCATAGTGTCCCCTTCCATGCTCTTAGTATTGGTTCTACCTGTTTGCCTAGCATCAGAATAACACCTGCATAAATGCCAGTATCATTACCGCTATGTATAGCGTACCCTAAAGCTATAGCCCCTACTAAATTAGTAAAGGTAACTTTAAAAGCGAACATATTTACCCCTTTACTCGCTAGTATTAGCTTTTATATAGTAGCTAGTACCCGCTGAGTCCTTAACTAATATATTAACGTTACCAGTAGTAAGAGTAGCATTTGAAGTACCGACTACCATAGTACCCATAATAGGTGCAGTAGTTTTTACTAAGTCCCCGTTTCTAATAACTCTAAATGTATCAGTAGCCAGCAATAAGCTAGACACGATAGCAAGTAACAATAGTAATTTTTTCATAATTAAACCCTTTTTGCTAGAGCTGCTAATAATTGCGGTTTAGTCATATTACTAATGCCCGTAATCTCTAACGCCTTAGCCTTTTCTTTTAACTGAGCAACGGTTAAGCTACTCATATCGATATTAGTATCGTCTACTATAGGTTCGTCTGTATCTTCTGTTCTCTCTATTTTCCATAACTGGGTCGCTATAGCTGCCTTATTAGCTGCTTTAGCCTTTACGTCTGCCTCTGAGAGTTTTTTATTAGGGTATTTACTTATCATAAAAGCGTTATCTTTTTTGCTCATATTAACGCCTATGTTTTTCTTATCCTCTACTAATTGACCAGTACGGCAGAGTTTATTTATAACCAATTCGTTAAAGTCTTTAGGCTCGATCTTATCGCCTTTTTTAAACCATTTAACCTCTCTAGTATCTAGCCGTCTCAATCTAACGTGATTTTTATTTATATACATTTATATTTAACCCCTTAATCTAAGCTAGCGGGGGCGTAATGCCCCCTACTTGCCTGAGTTTATTCTATTCTATCTCGATCTAAGCTCCTGTTAGCTCTAGTACCTGTAAAGAGCTACCGCTACCGTGAAGTACACTATAGCCTAAGTCTTTAATACCTCTAATAACTACCTGATCTTTAGTAAACAAGTAGTCTGTAGAAGTGTCTATGCGTGTACGTTGTCCTACGCCTAGCATTACAGCGTTACAATCAACGGCTAAAATAGCAGTATCTGAACCGCCTGTAGAGTCATCGCCTTCAACGTCTAATACATTAGTGATTTTAGTATTCTCTACAAAATCATGTCCGAATGGTGCAAAGTTGCCGCCATTGATAACTTGAGGAAAATAGTTAATTCCGCCTGTATTCTCGTCTAGTCCTAGCTGAAATTTAACCGACCTGTTACCGAAGAGCTTAACGTTCTGAGCCTCATCTGAAATACTTGCTAGCATTGTCTGTACGTCGTCAATACCTAGAGCACTTAAAGCGATAGGAGTACCAGCCGCCCCCTGAGCGTTCCAAACTAAACCGTCTAGCAAATCACTGTTACCAGTCATATTACCAATAAAGATTTGAGCGTCTACGAAACGAGCGAAAGCCGCAGCATATGATCTAATAAAAGCTGCCACAACGTCGGCACTTGCTGCCCCGATTAGTTTGTTAGAAATAGCAGAGAACGCACCCGCTCTATACATATTAGTAGTTGGTGCAGAAAATGCAGGGGTAGTTTGACTAGCCGCTGTATCCTCTGTAGCGATCCAATCGACTACTGCGTTAGCCATAACTGGGTAGATTTTATCATTTTGCATGATAACGTCTGTATTAAAGTTATTCATAGCTACTGATTGAGCATAAATAAGTTCATGTATCTGGTTATCTACTGGAGTAGGGACAGCGTAGCCCCCTACATTAGGAGTTCCAGCGATATTAGCAGCCTTAGAGTTCTCAGAGTCAATATCTTTGCTAACTGCTGCTGCGTCGATCTCGTTTCCGTTCATTAGGTATTTTAACATCTCACCGAAATGCTCTACTCCGTCTACTTCACGGTCGGTAAGTACTTCGTTTTTACCTGTAGATGGGTTGTAATGCTTAACTGTCTCTGCACCAATAGAGAATTTATCAAAACCTTTTGTTTTTAAAATGCCCTCTACTGTTTTCTCTACTTCGCCAGCAGCTTCAGCCTTAATTTCAGCCTCTTTTGTTTCTTCTTTTCTAAGTCCTAGAGCCTTTGAAAGGTCATACTCTTTTTTAGCAGTATCTAAAACTTCTAAAACACCGTTAGCGTCTAAAGTTTTAACCTCTTCGTGGTCTTTAACTCTGGCTACAATAGCCTCGTCGTCTAGCCCTTTGCTAAGACAATCTAAAATCAATTCCTTTAATGTAAACATTTTCTGTCCTCTTTTCTATTTTTATTTAAAACTATTTCTCTATCTCTATCCGTCTAAGTCCCTTAACTAAAGATTTTAGCGTGTTCGTGTCTACCTCTCGGCTTTCGCTTTCGCTATTCTCTAAGGTTTTGGGTCTATCCTGATCGGTCAAAGCGTGACCGTCTGCCCCTACTCCAACTAAACTAATCTCATGAATAAATGCCTTAGTTAATACTTGAGTACCGTTTTTATCGTTACGTTGTCCGTATTCCCATTTACCGCCAATACTTAGGGCAGTTCCAAAGCCAGTTTTATAAGCCTCTACTGCGTGTTTAGCTATATCGGTTTGCGGATTATCCATTAGTCTGAGCTTAAACTCTAGACCCTTATCAGTTTCTTTAATCTTTACCATACGACCAGCGATATTAGCGACGCTATTAACGTGATCTACTAATACTACAGGATTTTTCTTATATCTCTTGAGGTCGTAAACATCATCGCCTTTGGGTACATCCCCGTAAGCGTCCGCAATGTTTTTATTATTAGCGATACCAGTAATATAGGTAGCCTCGTCGTCGATTGCTACTTTTATATCGTCTATATCAAAAACCTTATTGTCTAAAATATTTTCCATCAATAAAACCCCTTTAATTTATTATAACACGACTTTTTTAAGGCTCTTCACTCGGCACTACTACCCCTATGTGGTTCGGGTGAAACTCTAAAGGCGTATCGATAGGGATATTCTTTTTACCACAATCGCTATCAGGCTCAAACTGGGTACAGCCTACTACGTCTACAGTTTTAACGCCTAGAGTCGTATAAGCGTATTTACTGGCAGAGTCGTAAGCTATTCGGCTTTCAGTTCTAGCTAAACGCCTAGCTCTAAACTCGGCTTTACTTCCCAGAGAGTTAGAAATAGCGTCTTGTAGCTCTTCGATAGTCTGCCCCGCCTGTATACCCTTAGTAGTTACTCTGGCGATCTCTTTTTTTGCAGTCTCATTAACTGAGTAAGTAACGCCCGCTACTGTAGTAGTAGAAACTATCCCTTTGCCTAGTCGATCTAACATATTAGCTATAACTGGGTTAGATAAATTAGGGTTTACAGCTGCCCCAGCCAAACCATTTACGTTGTTAATAGCTTTAGAAACGCTAGAGGTGTGTAACGGTCTGATCTCTTCTATTAGCATAGAGTCCTCTACCTTACTATCAAAAACTATTGTTAGCAGGTCGTCAAAAAACCCTTTTTTCTGTATCTCGTCTTGATTAGTTATAAGCTGGGTAATCTTTTCTTTATTATCTATAAAAGCCTGATTTACTCGTTTAGCCTGAGCGGATAAGTAACTCTCTAGGGTACTCACGTAGCTATCCTCAGTTTTTACTCTCGCCTTGAGCCCAGCCCTTAGATATTTTAGCTGAAACTTTTTAATATTGTTATTACCAGCGTCCAGAGCTTTACAGATAATATCGTAATTATGCGGGTCGTTTAAGTCCTCAGCTTTAGGGGTACTTAATAGCTTACCCTCTTCGGTCTTTTTGGTAGGGTCTGGCGTTTCTGCTACAAAACCCATAGGCATAAAGTTAGCAGGCTGGTAATAGACGTTACGCTCTTCGTTA